TCCTCAAATAGATAAACAGGATCCGCTAAGTTGATGGTAAGAGGAGTAATATTTTTATCTAAGGGAGCGTTTACAATGTGTAGCTCTAACTTTCTAGCTACCTCTGATCTGCTACCTCCCCAGCTCATAGAGGATACATACTCTGTAATGTCTGTATCCTTATGTACTACTATCACTCTTACCACCTCCTTAAGGGATCGTTAGTACTTGATTAGGATAGATAAGATTAGGATTTTTTATCTTATCCCTGTTAGCATTGTAGATCTTAGTGTACTGAGCTCCGTTACCGTAAAACTGTTTAGCTATTTTCCAGAGGCAATCCCCACTTTTTACTGTGTAGGTTCTGGCTGTACTAGCCTGTGGCTTTGTAGCCCTTACTGTAGGCTTTACAGTAGCTATAGTAACGGTAGCTTTCTTTGTCTTTATCTTTTTGTACTCCTTTAGATTACAGGTATAATAAATATCTCCTGTAGCATCCTGCTCTCCCCACACAAAGCTCTCTACTGTAGCCTCCATGTTAAGAGTGCCTGTAATGATAACCCTAATAGGAGTGCCAGACTTTCTCCAGCTCTCGATCTTCTCTACATAAGTTAGAGGCTGTTTACGCCCTGCATTATTGCTAAAGTTATAATCTTTTGCTGGAAAAAAAGACTTAAGAGAAATTTCTCTTAAGCCTGTATTACCGATAAGGTTTACATCTCCCACCTGTATTACATTGACAACCGTATTTTTATGAGCTACGGATACCGTGTAATCAGAGGGCTTAACTGGGAGTTGAAACTTATCGCTATTCTGTTGTAACCAAAATTCCATTAAGTATCCTCCTCCCTATTAAGTCATATTAGGTAACAACTTTTTGAATTTTGCCACCATATCAGATACCACCTTATCGGTATCTGCCTCTTTCTCGATGATTACCGTATCCGCCAATTTTTCAATCGTTACGGATCCGATACCACCGCTCTTAGGTAGATCGCTATCCTGTGGATTTCCTGTACCTCCTGTACCTCCGTTATTATCCTGTGGATCATCTGGATCCCTGTCTAAAGGTGTAACATCCTTAAGCTGTACACCTCTGGTACTCATCCGCCTCTCATACTGATCTGCTTGATTTCTGGTTAAGACTTTCTCCCCTTGATGGAGGATAGCTGGGTAATTATCGTATGGTACTCTGTCTTTACCATAGGCAAAACCTAAAGCACCTTTTACCTTGTCTACTCCAGATCCTACAAAATCCTTAGCTTTCTGGATTGCACCACCGACTTTATCTACAAAACCACTGATAGCATCTATCGCTCCGCTTATTACACTTGTTACGGTTCCGATCGCTGTAGATACAGCATCGGAGATACCGCTAAAGATAGTGGATACCGCATCAAATAAGCCTTGAAATACGCTCTTAATGGTTTCTACGATAGTTGTAATCGTAGAGCTTGCACTGTCGAAAAATCCACAAATACTCTCCCAGATCTGAGAGATGTATGGAGCTAAGAAATTGAATACTGTTTCAATTCCTGTAAGTAGTCCATCCACCACCGTAAGGATCACATCTACTACTGCACTGATTATAGGGGCTAAGGTCTGCCATACAGTAGATACTACTGTTACTACTACAGATACAATAGTCTGGAATAATCCCATGTGATTACCGATTACTGTAAGTACTTGCTGGATCACATTTCCCACAAAAGTAAAAATAGAGCTCAATGTAGGCATAATAGCTACAATCGCACCTACCACTACTGTAATGATCGGTTGGATCACTGGCATAGCTGTTACGATGATATTAGTAATAGTCTGGATCACTGGCACAATATAAGGGATGATCTGAGATACACCGCTCATAATCGTACTAATTACCTGCCCTACTACAGGGGCTATCTGTTGTACCGCTGAGATAATCGGAGGGATTATAGGTAAGATCGTATTGATCGCCTGTACTATTCCATCCTTAAGCCCAGAGAACATACTAGAAATACCGCCACCGTCTACCTTTACATTAAAAAGCTGATCGAAAATAGCTTGTAATGCTCCAGTATCAATACCGATATTACCCAGCCCTGTAAAGATTGCATCCTTGATAGATGTAAGGAGTGGTAATACAT